TTATAGATGGGTAATTAGGTTGAATCAAACCGGCATATAACATAGCTTGTGTCTTTTTATCTAAACCAATACCGTTAATTTCAGCTGGTTCAAGAACTTTATACACATTATCCATATACGCGCGTGCATGTTTTTGTTGTTGTTTTGAAGCTTCTTCTTGTTGAGCAATTCTTTGTTCAACAATCTGTTCTTGCATTGCATCTAATTTTGGTTTGAATTTTAAAGCTTTTGCTTCTAATTCTTCGTGATTTTTCCAAGAATCAATTTCTTCTTGAATTTCCTCAGCGTCACCAAATCTTGTTGCCTGTAAATAAGTACGTACAATTGATTCTTGATCGTGCTCATTAGTTGGGTCAAGTTGTTTTGTTTCTTCTACCTGAGCCAATGCTCTAAAGAAACCTTTCATATCTTGTCCGCCTTCAGCATGATATTTAGCAGCATATTGCAATTCTTTTGGTAAAGAATCAAAGAATGCCAACGGAACTTCTTGTTGTACTTTCTTTTCTCTTTCTGAAAAATTTGCTTTAATAAGCTCTTCATAATCAGCTTGAGACCATTTTTCAATTGGTTTCTCATCATCAAATGCAAGTAAGGTTCCGTCATCAATAAGTTTCTTAACCATTTCAGCTAATCCATTCTTATCAACTTTCTGACGGCCGGCTTTTGTTCCGTCCTCATTCTTGTTATCATCACCATCATCATCAGTATCCTGATCATTTTTAATGATAGTATCAAGTACATTTGTAGCTTCGGCTTTAGTTGCTGGGATTTCTTTCCCATCTTTGTCAAGCTTTACTTCATCTTTATCCTTATCAGGATTGTCAAGGAACTTATCATCTTCTTTTTTAGTGAAGACTGAATCTTTTGGAACAGCGTTCATTATGCTTTCTGCTCCTGGAATTCCAAGTATATCATTTAGATCTTCCATTTCCACTTCTTTTACGACTGTGGTCTCGTTTGGTTTTGCTTCTGAATCACTCATTGTCTTTTATTGTTTGGTTTAAATAACTGACTGACATTAATAATATACACAAAAATATGTAATTAAACTTTAAAAATTTACAAAATATTAAACATAATAAAAAATTTATCGCATTATATGGCTAAAAGCGTTATTTCTTTTTAGTTGGGGATTTTTTATCAAACCTATTTTTGTTCTCTTTTGCAATTTGAACATCCATTTGTTTCATTTGTAACTGAGTTGACATCTTCTCTTTTTCAGTTTGTAACTTCTGAGAATCATTTAATACCTTATTGGTCTCTTTAGTTCTGTTAAGAGACATGGTATCCTGAAATTGAGCACTGTCTTGGATTTGTCCTAGAGCATCAAGGTAATCTGATTGTGCATTCTTATCAATATCTTGCATTGCACCAAACCCTGCTGCTTTAATCTCGGCCACAAGAATATCTCTACGTCTATCTTTCTCTTTCTCCATGGTATCATGGTCAAGTTGCATTTGCTTTTCTTTAATAGCAGCCTCAATTTGAGCTTGTTGTTGTTGCTGTTGATTAGTTGATTCTTCTTGTCTAATAGCTGTAGCTTTTGCTTCAGTTTGTTTTAATACATTATCAAGTTCACCCATTGAATCAGCTTGCATAATTGTACCAAGATCATAAATGGAAGCACCGGACGTGTTATTATTGATTGCAAGTTTTTTCATTTGCTCAATAATAGCGCGGTGATTAGCTTTGGTTGTACAATAAACATTGATATCACGCAGTAACAAGTCAGTACCGTTAATCTCAAAATTAACCTTTTCATCATTTGAGGTCATGTATTGTAATCTCAATGAAGGTTTAGTTGACTGATAATACTGAGCTAAGTCTGTACGCATCTGATGCACGCGCGGCATTAAGTAATCTGAGTGCTGAATAAAGTACATTTCTGTTTGAGCATAAGAACCTGCAACTGCTTGCTCTATTCCAGTGGCTGTATCCGTTTGACCAATTTGTTGACCCAGACGTTGAGGTGAGACACCAACTACTTCAAAGGCTTGACCCTTAAAGTAATTAGCCAATTGAATTCTAGAAAGCATACGGTTAGTTTGCTCAAGATTCATTACTTGGAAATGTTGCATGTTTAATGCATTCTCTGTATTGGTAATAGTAGTATCCAACGGCAACATTTGGAAATTCTTCATTGCAACGTAAGCTTTAGCCAAGTTGTTCTTACCCCAATCTTCTCCCATGGAGTGACGTGGTAATGCATTTTGGTCAAAGGCAATTACAGTTCCAAGTTCATCAACCAGGATATCAGCAATCTGATTATTCACAATGTTGTATCCAATTTGGAATGGCTTCATCAAATCCACCATTGCAGTAGAGCGCGTGTTACGGTCAGAGAATACTGAACCCTCCACCGGTAATTTACATCCATAAAGAGTATCATCACCTTTGAACTGAAATTTCAGCGGGCCTATTTTGTTTTGTTGGATACCAAGATACATTGGATTAACGCCTCCTGGATTATTCATTCCCCAGAAAGAAGGATGATTTGGTCCAATCTTTACTCCACCGTAAGTTTGGTTAATATAAATCCAATCAATATGCTCACCAAAGACAAGTGTGTCTCGTGTTTTATTTTTAATTAGAATATTGTTGTAAACAGGTTTATCTGTTACCTTGTGAGTTTCGTCTACTAATGCTGTTTTAACTTCACCATTCTCAGTAATCTGAGTGAGATGCCCTACTTTACGTTGAGACTTCCAATATGCAGTTGTTGTTCTAAGTAAGAACGCCATTCCCATATCAGTATAATCTTCCGTTTGTCCGTGCAACCAGGCAATGATATCACCACCATGAAGAGCATTATCCCACATTGAAGTAAATTGTCTGTAGGCTAAAGACGGCATATTTGTATTCCATTCATGAGATTTCGTAGCATCATAGAATGTTCCGTCATTTTGGTATCCTTGAATTGGATAACCTGCAGAACGCACAGGATAAATAGCTTCAAGAGATGATTGTTGTCGTTCAGTCATAAGGTAACCATACTTATCTATGACATCGGCTACGGTTAACATTTCTGTTTTACCCACCCAATTACCTTGAGATATATATCTCACATCCGGTGATTTGTGGTAGAAGGTTAATACGGGATTCCATAATTCAACACTATAGTCATCTTCTCCCATATTGAAATGCCAGAATTCTCTGTCAGTAATTAAAGAATCACGGAACCCGCGCTCTTCAAGTTCATCCATTCCAAATCTATCTACATCCACTTGATACTGATGAGAAGCCCATTGCTCTGCACCACTACGGTAATCTTTGGTAAAAAAATTTTGTATCTCAGGTAAAGTTTTTAAATTCTCAGGAGACATCTGTTCCTGCATTTGCTGAGCTACTTCTGGGTCATTAGGATCCATACCTGCATCAACCATTTTAGCATATAACTTTTTCTGAGCTTGGGAAAGTAGAACTTGACTTACTTGTTCTTGTTTTAGATTAAGTTGTTCATTGTAGGAAAATTCATCTACACCACGGAAGGTAACTTTACTATTACGTTTAGCAAATTCAGCTACAAGAACATTAATGATATTTGGGATAATTGGATAGAACTTAAGTTCCATCGCAGTTAAATCAGTTTGAGCCAATGTATCAACAAGATCTCTCATCTCATTGTCTTCCTCAAGTATATAATCGGATTTATCAATAATACCTTTAGCAAGCTTATAATTTTTCATCAGCCTGCGGGCATTTCTACGCAATTGCTTTAGACCATTCCATTCCAACCAGTCCATATTCCAAGCCGTCCACTCTTCGGTTTTTTCTTTGCGGGGAATAAATTGTATGGGTTGAGTAATACTACCCATACGGTTGTATTCGGATTTTTTACCAGCCTTAAGCTGCATTGCATTTAATACTTCCATTTTATCTTAAGTTTTTAAATCCTGATCTTGGTGGCCTTTGTCCAAGACTGCTATTTCCCATTCCAATATGCTTGAAAGGACTCACCTTTAATTTAAACAAATTATCTGACTTTTGCAAGTTTTTATCACTCTGATCGTCAGTTCTTTTCCTATATCCTCTGTTAGCTTGTTGTACTTTTGCAAACGCAACTAAAGCTGCTAGAGCTACTAATCTATCCACGTTGACTTTATCTCCGTCTCCATACCCTTCCATTTCAACAATGGCCATTATATCTGGGATGCGCTCAATACCATAAGTAATTTTTACTATGGTGCCATCTTCCTTAGTTTCTGTGTCTAATTCTTCTTTAAGGAATTCTATCAGATAACTAAGGAGATGGGCTTTAAAAAGTGTTCCTGTATTCTTCCACCCGTACGCTTGGTAAACATTCTGATTAGAACCAATATCTTTAAGAAATACAATCTGATCTTTAGGGACTAGATAACGCTGTCTCTTCTTACTAATCATATATGATATAAACAAAGATATATTATTTTCAACAATAGTCCAAGCATTATAAAGCTCTATAATCATAGAGAGCCTTTCATGAGTTTTATTTATATCATCATAACGTCCGCACCAGGCTAATACAATCTTATCTTGTTCAATATAAGTTTGAACCATACCTGCTTTATCAATCCTTGTTACTTCAATCGGATTCTTATAAACATAAATAGAACATAGTGATTCACTAGTTGTGGTCTTTCCTTCTGCCACGGGATCTACGGAAGCATAATAAGTTCCCCATTGAGCTTTTGGGTCAGGTCTTTCATACATAACAATGCAACCTGTTTTATCTTCAGTCTTTTTTGTTATTGGCCATTCTGTAATAGGAATCTTATTAGTAGTTTTTATTTCTGCTATTCCTTCTGAATTACGTTGAATATCTATGAGCTCGTACGCGTAATCTTTATCTTCAATACGTCTCCTCTGAGCAGCAAGCAAATGTGTTGGGAATTTAGATATTTTTCTAAATGCAAATGCCTCAGCAATATTACGTGGTCTTTGTGATATCCTGTATTGATATTGTTCTGGAGTAAGGTCCTTTTTCCATATAACAAATTGAGCATCCAAAGCCTTAAGTGCTTCTTCAGGTAGAGAATTACCATAGACATCAATATGGGGAGGCATACTCCACTGCTCTGGAATAAATAATCCTGACATTCCAATAGTTCCTTTGTCATCAAGGAGATTAGTTTCTACGGCATAAATACTATTTACTTCAGGATATTTGATAATTCGTTCTAGAGGTTTACATTTATCTAACTCTCCCACCGACCCCGCTGCTATAAAAGTTCCTGTAGTTATTTCACCCATT